CTATTTAATGAAGATAATTTTTTATCAGAATCATAGCCAAGAACATATAGGTTAATAGCAAATGGATTATTTTTTTCCTTTGAATCGGTTTGCTTTCCAACCAAAAATTTATTTACTTCTTGTTTTATTTCAACTTCGTTTAAATTTCGTTCTTTTAAGGATGTTACTAAATCAGTAAATTCTTGTAATGTATTTGGATTTGAAAGAATTGATGATGGTGAATTATTATCTAACTCCCCATCAGGAGCACAAAATGCTTTTGCAATTCCACCATATTTTGATGGTAAAGATAATGCTCTAACTTGGTAATCTTTACGAGTTACTGCTCGGTTTTGAGAACCAAAGTTTGCAAGAGAGTTTTCTCTAATTTCTTCAATGGTTTCCTCACCCCTACCACCAGTTGCAGGTTCTTCATTATCAACTGCAACAGATGATTTCATGGTATTATAAGTAACTAATTCAGACTCACTAAATATTTGTGAATCATCATCAAAACTTATATTTTCTATTTTTGTGATTTCACCAACACCAACATTAGAACCAACCCCACCTCCAACTAAATAGGAGATTGTAAATTCACCCGATGGTGCCTGACCATATGAATCTGATTTTAAAAAGTTAGAAGGGTCAAATGATGCACCTAATCTATCTATCGATGAATTTAATCCCAATCCTACATTTTTAAGGTTTGGTATAAGAGTTTCATCCGATGTAAATGAATTTGTTCCACCTCCAAATATCAAACTAGTTGTATTATCTTCATTTACTTTTGTTGTAAATCTACGAGAAGTTTTAATGAGTTTTAATACATTTGAAACTTGAGATGAAAGTTGAGATAAATCTTTATCAGTTTGCTCTGAAACGGGATAATCAACATAAACCATTTCTTGTGCAAGATAAGGAACTTGATACCACTTGTTTCCGTTTGAATCACGAACATCGTAAATATCAATTACATTAGTTTCAGTTAAATTTATTTTAGAAAAAGATTCAGCTGAATTAAATGTTACGGTTTTGGTTTTAAGTTCTGCTGATATAGCGTTTACATATTTTTTAATAAGATATAATGATGGAACACCACCATTGTTATTATACACTGTAATTTCTCTATCAGTTGAATCATTAAAATCTAACAATTCGGTTGTTCTAAAAGAAAGTCCGTTGGTTGATTCAACCACCATTCCTTCTTTTATACGAAGATAGTAATTTGGGTCAGGTCTATTATCTGCACCAATCCCAATTGCAGGAACTAATTGATATACGGATAATTTAACTAATGCAGGTGAAGTAACTTTTGGTTTATACCCTAAATACTGTGCAAGGGCAAGAACATTTGATTTGTCCTCTGCAGTAGTCATTAATGATTCTTTTAAAGTATCATCAATATAATACCCAAGAACATCACCAAGGTAAGATGCCATTTCAATGAATAACATACCCGGAGAAGATTCATTAAAATCCGAATAAGTTTGTGGAAAATAAGTTTTTGAATACTCAATAAGATTTTCTCTAAAAGATGAAAAATCTTTATTTAAGTATTTAATATTTCTTCCGTTTCTTGATGTAGAACTATTTAATGCCATTTCTTATTATCCCTGAACTGTGAATGTTAATTCGTTTAAATCGATATCATTACCCACGGTAAATTTTATATTCATTGTTGCCTGATTCCTATCTTTCATTTCATCGGTCATTTGAATATCAATTTCTTCTATGTTGATATATGGCAACCAAAAATTTACAGACTCGGTTATTGTTTCTTCTAATTTAGTTTCCAACTCATCATCTGCTTGTTCAAATAATAAAGAATGAAGACCACTACCAAAATTGGGTTGCATGATTCTCTCACCTCTACGAGTCAAAAGTAAATTTCTTAAATTAGATTTAGCAGCATCGTATGAAGTAAAAGTTTGTTCAAACATAGTATTACCTCTTTTAGTTGGTGAGGCAATTCCATATGCATAAGAATCAAATTCTTCTGTATCTTTAACAACTTTTTTACCTAAAACGTAAGCCACTTAAAACTCCTTATCTTTTGAACTTTTTAACAAGTTCTGAATTATCTCTATTTAAAATTCTATCCAAACCAGGAAGACCGGTTGTTACACCCAAGCCACCTCTATTTGGAGTAGAACCTCCAATATCACCATAACCCATTTTTGCTGCCATTTGAGCTCTCATTGCTTCAACACCACCGGCACCTAAATTTGAACCCATATTAATTGTTCTTTCAACATCCGGTTCTGCATCCATATATGAAGGAATGTATGAAGCTGCTTCTTGTATCGGTTGTTGAGGTTGGAACTTATCCAATACCGACCCACCTCCAACCGGTCCTGATGTTCTTTGTGCTGAACTGAACGGTTGAGTTTGATTTAAAATTTCATTTATTGCAGGATTTTTACTCAATTGTTTTTGTTGAACTTGTGTTCTTTCTTGTTGTAGAACTTGATTCGCCATTTCGAATGGGTCAGCCTCTACCTCAACTAATTGAGAACTTGGGGAAGCAACACCTCCCTTCACCCCTTTTAATCTACGAGAAACTTCCTCTTCCAAGATTTTTGGAAAGGTAGTAGAAAGAAACTGTTCGTGTTTCTTTGCAACTTCTGCTTCTACGATTACTTTGATTAGTTTTGCTAATTTTTTAGAATCCATTGTTAATTGTTTTGTTTTGTCTTAATATAAATATATTCTAATCTATTTTATGGGTATTTATGTGTAAAGGGTTGGGTCTTCTTGTAGTTTAGACCAATATCCACAAAAGTATTTCTTTCTATCATCATAACCATTATATCCACCATTAACTCGTTTAGTCACCTTCTTTAAAGATGCTTCAGTATCATCGATAGCAATATTATTTATTTTTCTTGTTTTCCAATACCATCCAGCAGTTTCGGCAGCGTATTTAGTTTTAACAATAAATGGGTTATCAACCACATCATCATCAACACCTTTTCTAAATTGTTTATAATTTACTCTACCTGTTAGTTGAATAAATCCTCTACCTTTATATTTTACACCATCACCTGGTTGTAGGTTTCCTAAATCTTTTCTACCTTCATATGCCTTACCACTTGCAAATTCCTCTGTCCAACGGAAACCACCACTTTCATGTGCACATTGAGCAAGAAAGTGTGCTCTTTGTAATGGTGTTAGTATATCATACTTTTTCATTGCATCGATTACAGATTGGGGTGGGTTGTATAATTTAACTCCCTCACATCCTTCAATCTTTTCACTCGAAGTTGATGGATTTGGTTCTTGTGTTTCTGATGCAGGTCTTTCCTTTTTAAGAATAACAGGTTTTGGTGGAGGTGTTTGATTTGGTGGTGTAATTGGAACCGATAATCCTATTGCAGTAGATTCGTTCAATCCATACCCCAAATCAGTTGCTTCATTTGCTGCAGCTTCCTGTTCGGGAGCTAGTGTTGTTGCTTCTTCTACTTTAGCTTTTACATCGGGTGTAATAACTTGTGGTGGTGTGGGTGTAGAAGGTGGTGCCGGGGTTAAAGTATATCCCGTCAATCCAATATAACCAGGTAATGGTGGTATAAGTGGAAATCCAAAATATAATGAAATTGTACTACACGAAAACTGAATTGTAGTTAAATGCGTTTGTGCATATATAATAAATAAATCTAAAAAATTTTCCGCTTGGTCAATTGGTTGCTCGGGTCTTGTTGTTGGCCATTTACCAGGATTGGAAACTATCCCACTTGTTAAAGAAATATTTTGAAAAGAAAATACTGCTGGGATTAGTGGTGGAACTTGTGCTAATTGAGCACCACCCCAATAACCAATAATTGCCTGGCCAATGTCATTTAACCAAGTATGTTTTCCTGTTTCCGATTTTGTAAAAGCAATTGCACATGCGGCTATCATTAACTTTTCCATTACCTCGGTATTTCCTTTTGCAACTGGTAGTGGGGAACCGAATACACCTCGTGTGGTTACAGACCCCATTTTAATTGCAGTATCGTACGCAAGTGTGAATTGTTTTGCAAATGCTTCTTTCGATGCAACCCCATTGGGATTATCCATGTAGGGTTTCATTATTTTTTTAAATGTATCCCAAGACATGACTTACTCCGTATAGTTTAATGTGGAAAGTGCATCTTTTAACTTTGACTTTATATCATTAAAGGTTGAACGATTAGTCGGCCCAACTGCAGAAGGGCCCGCAGGAGTGTTATATACTTGTTGGTTAATTGCATCAATAAGTTCGGTAAGTAATTTAACGAGAGTATCTCCTCTAACGATTCTTTCTTTCTTTTGGGTTGTATTTAAAAAGATGTTTCCTGTTCCCGTTAGAATAGTAAAGTTTCCATTATTTCTATCAGTTGTAATATTAACATCATCACCAAAATCTAAATCAGCACCACCCTGACCATTATCAATTGTAAATTTACCATCTGAAATAAATCCATAGTTTCCTTTTGAGAAAAATAACATTTCCTGTGACTTGGATGAAATAATTATTCTTTCAGAATTTAATAACATTTGGTCAAACCCAACATATTCTTTTGGAAGTTTGGCCTTTATAGGAGTGGTTTTAAAATCAGAACTACCACCATCATCAACAAGACCTGGTTGAAAGTTCATTTTGTATTTATTAGAAGAAAGAACAATAACCGAGCCATCTCTATTTATATCTTCTTCTATAAGAGCTCCAAAATTTACCTGTGTATTATTTTGTCGGTTTCTTAAAATAGTTGTCGGTGAGTATTCATTTTCAGGATTATTATATCCGCTAAAACGAATAGATTGACCAAATCGAGATTGAATTAATTTATCACCTTCGTATAGTAAAAGAGGATTTATTTGAATAGGTGTAAAATACTCACCTAATTTTGTTTGTCTATTTTGAGAATCTACACTTGTATTAGAT